TCGGGGACATTGGCCATACGGGCGAGTTCCGCGCCGCTGCCGATGCCGTTTACGTCGCGAAGGCGTTTGAGTCGGTCTGCTGTCGATTCCATGCGCTGCATTATGTAGCGCTTTCTACGCGATTGTGTAGCTTTATTTTTGTCAGATGACAAGTCTTGCGTTTGTCGCGCGTCAGTATGTATCTTTGGGCCATGAACCCGAAACCATCTCCTGGCGCGACCGAACTCGCCCAGGTGCTGGACGTTGAAGCGGTCACGGTCCGGGCCTGGCGCAAGCGGGGCATCCCGGCGCGCTACTGGTCCGCAGTGGCGCAGGCGGCGCGGGTGACTGGCCGGCCGGTGGATGAGCGGCTGCTGGCGGAACTGGCATCAATCCGCAGGGGGCGCATCCATGGGTAAGCCATCGCGCGACAAGGGTCTGCGCCGCGAGCGCGCCATCGTCGAGATCCACGCAAAATCCGGCCTGCGCGCCGAGCGCGTGCCGCTGTCGGGCGCCACCCACTATCGCGGCAACGGCGCGGACGTCGATCTGTACGTCCGTGGCGCCGCGCCGGTGAAGGCCGAGGTGAAGGCCCGTGGCGAGGGCGGTGGCTTCCGCACCCTGGAGCGTTGGCTCGGCGCCAACGACGCGCTGTTCCTGTGGCGTGATCGGGCCGCCCCCTTCGTGGTCCTGCCTCTGCACGTCTGGCTCGAAGTCGCCGGGCGCAGCGCGCGCGTCGATGCCGACACGGACGCCGATCGCGTGGAACGCCGTCGCGGCATCGAACTAGGCCCCATTCCATCGAACGACGCCGTCGGCCGCCAGGTCGCCTGAGATTATTGCCGTTCCCCCCACACCGCATGGAGACTCCACGTTGAGCAACCGAGCAACCGTCGCGCAGATTCGTGAGATGGACACTGGGCAGATCGCCCAGTTGCCGATCGACCATCTGGTTCTGCTGGCCGACGACGTCGCCGAACTCAAGGCCGACACCAAGCAAGTTGGCGACAAGTTCGCCGCTGCCTTGCACGTCCGGTTCGGCGACCAGGCCGCAGTCACCCGGCGCATGGAGGGCAAGGACACCGGTCGCGTCCGCCTTCTCGTCGATGGCGTCGCGATTGTCGCCGATCTGCCGAAGCGGACCGAATGGCAGCAGGCCAGGCTGTCCGAAGCCGTCGCGGTGCTGCGCGGCTAGGGCGAGGACCCTGCCGACTATGTGGCCGTCGAGATGAACGTGCCCGAGAGCCGCTACGCCGCCTGGCCGCCGCGCATTCGCGCCCTGTTCGAACCGGCCCGCACCGTGGGCACCGGACGACCGACCTACACCCTCACCCCGAAGGAATCTCGCGCGTGACCCACGAACTCCGCATCCAGGTCGCCATCCCTCTCGCGGGCGACGCCATGGCCAGGGCCAAGGACGTCGCGGCTTTCGAACCGACACTCGACAGTTTCACCGAGGCCGTCGCGCGCGCCGACGGGCAGATCGAGGTGGACGTCGTCAAGGCCAAGCCGCGGCCGAGCCGGGAGGCATCGTGATGGCGATTTCCCTCGCATCCCTGCGCCGCGGCGGTGAGGCACAGCCACCCCGGCTGCTGTTCTACGGCGTCGCTGGTGTCGGCAAGACCAAGCTCGCTGCGGCCGCGCCCAATCCGGTAATCCTGCAAACCGAGGATGGGCTCGGTGGCATCGACGCCGCAACCTTCGGCGTGCTGCGCAGCTATGGCGACGTCCAGGACGCGCTCGACGTGCTGTATGGCCAGCCGCACGATTTCCAGACCGTCGTGCTGGACAGCCTCGACTGGCTGGAGCCGATGATCTGGCAGCACACCTGCGCCATCCAGACCACCCCGTGGGCTTCGATCGAGCAGCCCGGCTTCGGCAAGGGGTACACGGCAGCGGTCGATACCTGGCGCGGCTTTCTCGACGGGCTGAACCTGCTGCGCAATGAGCGTGGCATGGGCGTGATCCTGATCGCGCACGCCGACATCAAGCGCTTCGACAGCCCTGAGACCGAGCCATACGACCGTTACCAGCCCAAACTGCACGCCCGCGCCGCGGCACTGGTGCAGGAGCACGTCGATGCCGTGCTGTTCGCCAACTATCGGATCAGCACGCTCAAGTCCGATGCCGGCTTTGGCAAGAAGGTCGTGCGCGGGGTGAGTGGCGGCGATCGGCTGCTGCACACCACCGAGCGGCCGGCCTACCTGGCCAAGAACCGCTTCGGCCTGCCCGACACGTTGGCACTGGACTGGCCGACGCTGGCGGCGGGCATCCCCTTCTACACCCCAGAGACCGCGCACGCCGCGGAGGAGGTTCACTGACATGGCCCAGCTCAACCAGCACTTCGACGCCAACACCGTTGAGCCTGCTGCTCCCTTAGAGCTTCTGCCGCCCGGGCGCTACGTCGCGCAGATCGTGCAGAGCGAGATGCGCGCGACCAAGACAGGTAACGGCCAGCTGCTTTGGCTCGAGCTCGAGGTGATCGAGGGCCCCCACCAGGGCCGAAAGATCTGGGACCAGCTCAACCTGGTGAATCCGAACCAGCAGACGGTGGAGATCGCGCAGCGCGCCCTATCCGCGATCTGCCATGCGGTGGGGCAGCTGCTGGTGAACGATAGCGAGCAGCTTCACCTGCGGCTGCTCCAGGTGACGCTCGCAGTCGAGCCGGACAGCCGGGACAAACACCTGGCGCCGCAAGAGCAGCGCAAGCAGAACAAGGTCAAAGGCTACGCGCCGCTTGGCCCAGCGCCGACCGTGCGTGCCACGGCCGCGCCGGCAACCCCGTCGCGCACGGCCCCCCCGCCACCGCGTCAGGCACTGGCAACGACAGCCTCCACGCCGCCCTGGCGCCGTGCGGGTTGACCATGGCGCCCCTGCCTCCCCCACCCGAGCCGACCGTCGCGGCGATCTACGCCGCTTACGAGGCCGACGCCGCCGACGGGTATCGCGCCCATCTCGGGGCGTCGGTGATCGGTGGCGCCTGCGACCGGGCCATCTGGTACGGCTTCCGGTGGGCGAGCCGGGCGCGGCACACCGGCCGGCTACTGCGGCTGTTCGAGACGGGGAATTTGGCGGAGGCACGCTTCGTCGCCAACCTGCGCCGCATCGGCGTCACCGTGCTTGACCTGGACCCGAACACCGGACGGCAATGGACGCTACGCGACGCCGCCGGCCACTTCGGTGGCAGCATGGACGCGGTGGCGATCGGCCTCCCCGACGCGCCGAAGACCTGGCACGTCTGCGAGTTCAAGACGCACGGCGAGAAGTCCTTCCTCGCCCTGCAGAAGGACGGTGTCGCCGCGTCCAAGCCGGCGCACTGGGCGCAGATGCAGGTCTACATGCACCTCGCCGGCCTCGACCGAGCCTTCTACCTGGCGGTCAACAAGAACACCGACGAACTCTACCAGGAACGCATCCACGCCGACGCTGAGGCCGGGCTGCGCCTGCTGGCCAAGGCTGAGCGCATTATCGGCGCATCGCGGCCCCCGACCCGGATCAGCGACGACCCTGCCTGGTGGCAATGCCGGTTTTGCGACCACCATGCCGTCTGCCACGGCGGCCAACTACCTGAGCGGCACTGCCGGTCCTGCCTGCACAGCACGCCGCTGGTCGACGGCCAGTGGCACTGCGCTGGGCACAACATAACGCTCTCCACCGGCGACCAGCGTATCGGCTGCGCCGCCCACCTTCTAATCCCCGACCTGGTCCCCGGCAAACAGACCGATGCCGGCGAGGACTGGGTCAGTTACCGCATGCCCGACGGCGCCGAATGGCGTGATGGGGTGCCGGTATGACCGTGTCCCTGCGTCCGTACCAGCGCGCGGCGATTGACGCGCTCTATGGCTACTTCGCCGAACAGACCGGAAATCCACTCGTCGTGCTGCCGACTGGCTGCCACGCAGCAGGCACCATGATCCTCATGCACGATGGCTCGGCCAAACGCGTCGAGGAGGTGATTCCCGGCGACGCCCTCATGGGGCCCGACAGTCGGCCGCGCCGCGTGCTGCAACTGGCTCGTGGTCGTGAGCCCATGTGGCGGGTGATCCCCAAAAAGGGCGAGCCCTTCGTCGTGAACGAAGGTCACATCCTTTCCCTCGCTACGACGAACGAGGGAAAGCCGTATCGTTGCACACAGGATGGCTCCCGCATCGACAACATCTCGGTGCGCGACTACCTCGCCAAGTCAAAATCCTGGAAGCATCTTCGCAAATTGCGCAGGGTTGCGGTGGATTTCCCGCCTCGCCAGATCCCGGTCCTGGAGCCATGGACGCTCGGAGCCCTACTGGGCGACGGATGCCTGACCAACGGCATTGTGCTGAGCAATCCTGACCAGGAGGTGCTGGACGGTGTCTGGGCGGAAATGGAACGGCATGGCCTCCATTTTAATGCCAAGGAGAACGGTCGTGGCACGTGCTGGGGTGTCGGCTTTGGCGACAGCGAGGCGTCTCGGTCCCGACCCAACCGCGTCACCAGCATCCTTCGCGGCCTCGGTGTCGCTGGCGCCGGTGCGGCAGCGAAGTTCATCCCGGACGAGTATCGCCTCGGCAGCAGGGAGACGCGGCTCGGCGTGTTGGCGGGTCTGCTTGATACGGATGGCCACCTTGAGAACGGCACAGGGTTCGACTTCATCAGCAAATCGCAGCGGTTATCCGAGAACGTCGCCTTTGTCGCACGCAGCCTCGGACTATGGGCTGCTTGCGGAGCCTGCGAGAAGTTTGACCAGAAGGGGGTCGGTGGCACCTTCTGGCGTGTTTTCATCGCGGGCAACACTGACATCATTCCAACCCGTGTAGCGCGCAAAATAGCACGGTCACGCCGGCAGAAAAAGAACCCCCTGGTCACCGGATTCACTTTGGAGCTAGTTCCCGCTGAGAACTTTTTTGGTTTTGCACTGGATGGTGATCATCTCTACCTGACTTCGGACTTCGTCGTTCACCACAACACCGGAAAGAGCCTTTGCATTGCCAGCTTCATCCGAGAGGCGATCGAAGGTTACCGCGATACGCGCGTTTTGGTACTCACGCACGTCCGGGAATTGATAAAGCAAAATTTCCTAACAATGATGCGCGCATGGCCGGACGCGCCAGCCGGCATCTACTCGGCCGGTCTCTCCCGACGCGATATCCGCGCGCAGGTCCTCTTTGCCGGCATCCAGTCCATCCACCGCCATGCCAACCGGGTGCAGCGCTGCGACCTGGTGCTGATCGACGAGGCCCACCTGCTGGGCCGCGGCGACAGTGGCATGTATCGCTCTTTCCTGGCTCAGCTGAACGAGGTCAACGCCGGCCTGCTCAAGGTCGTCGGCTTCACCGCCACGCCCTACCGCCTCGACAGCGGGTTGCTGCACGAGGGCAAGGACCGGCTCTTCACCGACATCGCATACGAGGAGCCGGTGCTGGACATGATCCAGCAGGGCTACCTCTGCCCCGTGATCCCCAAGCAGACCGACACCCAGCTCGATGTCGCCGGCGTCGGCACACGCGGTGGCGAATTCATCGCCAAGGACCTCGAGGCCGCCGTCGATCGCGATGAGGTGACGCGCGCCGCGGTCGCCGAGATCGTCCAGCACGGCGACGGACGCGGCTCCTGGCTGGTGTTCTGCGCTGGCGTCGCCCATGCCCATCACGTCCGAGACGCGATCCGCGAACACGGCGTCGCAGCCGAGACGGTGACTGGCGGAACCCCCGGCCCGGAACGGGATCGCATCCTTGCCGACTTCAAGGCGGGGCGGCTGCGCTGTGTCACCAATGCCAACGTGCTGACCACCGGCTTTGACGCGCCTGGCGTGGACCTCATTGCCCTGCTGCGCCCCACCAAAAGCGTCGGCCTCTATGTCCAGATGGTCGGCCGCGGCACCCGCCTGGCCGAGGGCAAAGAGGACTGCCTGGTCCTCGACTTCGCCGGCAACACCGCCCGGCACGGCCCGATCGACGTGGTGAACGGAAGGAAGAAGGAACCCGCGGGCGACGGTGAGGCACCTATCAAGGTCTGCCCTGATTGCCAGACGATCAACCACGCCCGAGTGCGGCATTGCATCGAGTGCGATCACGAGTTCCCACCGACCGAGGTGAAGGTGGCGGCAGTCGCCGCAACCAATGCGCTGCTGTCAACGCAAGTCCAAGTCACATGGTGCGAGGTGACCGGCGTCAGCTACGCCATCCACGAGAAGCCCGGCAAGCCAGCCTCGCTGCGCGTCACCTACGAAAGTGGCCTGGCGCGGCACAGTGAGTGGGTGTGCTTCGAGCACACCGGCTTTCCTCGACAGAAGGCCGTGGCGTGGTGGCGAAATCGTGCGCCGCACCTGCCCGTACCCTCCACCGTCCAGGAGGCGATGCAGCACCAGGACGACCTTCGACAGCCTATCGCCATCCAAACCCGCCCAGCCGGCCAATACACCGAAATCGTCAGCATGAGGTTCCTGTGATGACTGCACCCTGGAGAAGACCCGCAGATGTCGTGCCCGCACCTCCACCGCCGATGACGGAGGCGGAGAAGCTGGCAGATATGAAGAGAAGGAATCGGGAGGCGCAGGCACGGTATCGCGAGGCAAACCGCGAGACAATACTTGCGAAGCAACGGGAATACCGCGCCGTCAACCCAGAGAAGACCCGACTACAGCGGGAGCAGTCGATGAAGCGTTGGAAGGAACGCAATCCGGAGAAGGCAATCGCCTCATATGTCTTGCGCTACGAAGCCGTGGGAGACCGCGAGCGTGCGGCGGCCAGGCAACGGGCTCAGGAGCGACGTGAGCGTGATCGCGAAGCTGCGCGGGAGGCTGATCGCAAGTATCGGGCCGAGAACCTGGAAAAGATGAGAGCTCAGGCGCGAGCACGTTACGCACGCAGAAAGCAGTTGAAAGCAGGCGGGGGCGATGCGCGAGGACCCGATGAGATGCCGGACCTGCGGGAATCCAGTGCGCCACTGGGAGTGGTTCCGCCGCGAACGCGGCCTGCGCGTGCACTGGACAGTGCCGACCTGCTCGCGGGTCTGCCTTGAGATATGGAAGGAGCGGAGGATGGTTGACCCCAACGAGCATGAACTCGCCGCCATGCGCCGCGCCGGTGAGGCCGCTGGCGAGTTCATTGACGCAGTCGGCCGTACCGACATGGCGCGCTGGACGCCAGCGGAGTGGAACAGCTTCGTGGAAACGATCTGCGGCGCCTACGTCGATGCGCTGATCGAGCAGCAGATCGCAATCAACGCCGCGGCGACCAAGGTGCAGGGCCTGCCGGGATGACGAACATTCCCATCGGCCAGGAGGATGCCGGGAAAACCGAACCCGGCATCGGAATGCGGCTTGCCGACGCCGCAATCGCGCTGGGCGTGCCGGTGTTCCCCTGCCATGCCAACAAG